TTTACGACTTGACTAAGATTAAAAGGCGGTTACAAAATAATGTTTATAAGTTTTCGGATAAAAACGATTTATATTAAAATAATTGTTATATTTGTGAACGGATTGGCTAGACACCATAAATCCAAGAAGGAAGTTATTAGCCTTGTATTGACGCAGAAGTCTAGCCCTGCGAAGATATGAGGCTTTTTTATTTACTAACAAATTAAGATTATGAGCGGTTGGATAAAAATACATAGACAAATTTTAGATTGGGAATGGTATTCGGATAACAATTCTTTTCGTGTTTTTTTACACTTGCTACTTAAGGCAAACCACAAACAAAAAAGATATAAAGGTCTGGAGTTAAAAATTGGAACGATAATAACGTCAAGGGATATTTTAGCAATTGAAACGGGTTTAAGTGTTCAACAAATAAGAACGTCTTTAGATAAGTTAAAATCAACCAACGAAATAACCATCAAAACAAGCTCGCAAGGCACTATAATTGAAGTAGTTAACTACGCTAAATATCAACTTGTAACCAACGAAGTAACCATTAAAGAACCAACAAGTAACCAGCAAGTAACCACTAACAAGAATGTAAAGAAAGAAAAGAATGAAAAAGAACTTATTTTAGATTCTTGGATTAATTATAGAAAATCAACAAAAAAGGCTTTAACAAAACAAAGCATAGATTCTATTTTAGTTAAAATGGAAAATTATACAAATGAACAATGTAAGTTTGTAATAAACAATTCAATCGAACAAGGTTGGCAAGGATTGTTTTGGGACAAAATACAAACAATACAAGAAAAAAACGAACCTTCAAAATGGAAAGCACCGTGGAGTTAAATGGATATAAAATTACCGAAGCAGGCGACGTAATAACCGACTTGTTTAAGTATCGCGATACTTATAATCAAAAAGGAAAGTATTTAGGCTTTGCTAAGTTACACGAACATTATTCAATGAGCTTAGGCAATTGCACCGATTGGACGGGTTTTCCGATGTCGGGTAAAACGCAAGTTTTAATGGAGTGCTTAATGAATACGTCTAAATTTTACGGCTGGAAACATTTAGTATATTTTCCCGACGTAGGCACAAACGTTGAAATAATAGCAGACTTAATAAACAAAAAAACGGGCAAAAGTTTTAACCCTTTGGATAAAAACGTTATTCAAGATAGGGAAATTACTCAAGCGATTGACTGGGTTTTAAACCATTTTAAAGTTTTGACTAAAAAAGACGTAAAAGCGAAATTAACGCCCGTTCAATTTTGGGATATGGCGGTTGAATTAAAAAAACACGGAGAATTACACACGGCTTCAATTGATAGTTGGAAAGATTTAAACCACCCTTACGCTGAATTTGGGGGTTACGCTCAATATTTAGAATATGTTTTGCCTTACCGAAACCAAATAGCAGAAGACAATGATTTACATTTACACACGATTATTCACCCAAAATTAACCGAGAAGGAAAATGGAAAACGAAACGCACCCGTTCCTTACGATTTAAAAGGAGGTTCGGAATGGTTTAATAGTGGTAAATGTATGATTACCGTACACCGACAAGACCCAACTTTTAACCTTGCGGAAATACACTTTAATAAAATTAAACCACGTTCAAACGGAAATATTGGAATGATTGAAATTTGGTTCGACAAAGAACGTTTGAGTTATTTTGAGCAAACGAACCCAGCGCCAAACGTATATCAAAAAGCATACGCAACTGAGCAAATTATAAACAAATAAAAATGGAAATTAAACTACTAAGCGCAACTGCTATTTTACGCAAAACTTTATTAAAGTTAAAAATAAGCCGTGAGGAAATAGAAGAAAAAAACGGACACCGAACCGACTTGTTAAATTCGATGTTGGAAACTGAAAATGAATTATCGGAGGTCTTAACAACTTTTTTAGTTTTAGAAAAACAAGCACGAATATTTTCGTCAAGTTCAAACAATTTAGAACAATTAAATTTAGAGTTGAAATTTAGAATTAAGGAATTAGAAAACGAAATTAAAATAAATAATTTTTAAGATGGAAATAACGAACGAAGACAATATGCAATTAATGGCACGTTATCCAGATAAATATTTTGACTTGGCTATTGTAGACCCGCCGTATGGGATAATGGATAAAATAGTTTCGGGAGGAGAAACTAATAGGAAAATTAAAATACAAAAAGGACTTGAAAAGTTTAATGATATTGTACCTAATGATATTTATTTTAATGAACTAAAAAGAGTATCAAAAAATCAAATTATTTGGGGAGGTAATTACTTTCCAAATAATTTAAATCATAGCAGAGGGTGGATTGTTTGGGATAAAAAAATAGCCGAGGGGATGAGTTTTGCAATGTGTGAGTTGGCTTATACATCATTTAATATGAACGCAAAAATTTATAGAGGAGTTGTAGGTATTAAAGATTTTCACCCAACAGAAAAACCAATAAAACTTTACAAATGGCTATTAGACAAATACGCAAAAGAAGGAGACAAAATCTTAGATACTCACTTAGGAAGCGGAAGTATAGCAATAGCTTGTCACGATTACGGATTTGATTTAACCGCTTGTGAACTTGACAAAGAATATTTCGATAAGGCAATGCAAAGAATAGAAAACCACAAAGCACAACTAAAACTATTTTAATGAAAAAATGTAAAAATTGCAAGGCGGAATTTACGCCAATAAGATTCAACCAAAAGTTTTGTTTAGAAGAACCTTGCATAAAAGTTTGGGTTAACTCACAAAAAGAAAAAGAATGGAAAACACGAAAAAACAAATTAAAGGAAAAATTACAAACGGTTCAAGAACTTACAAAATTAGCGCAAACTTATTTCAATAGCTACATACGAAACCGAGACCGAAACAAAGGATGTATTTCGTGCGGAACTCAGTTAGGTCAAAAATTTGACGCTGGACATTATTATTCAATGGGCGGACACAAAGCCGTTACATTCGACGAAGACAACGTACACGCTCAATGCGTTTATTGTAATCAATATTTACACGGAAATTTATTAAACTATCAAATAGGAATAGAAAAACGAATTGGAGCAGAAAAATTAATTGAATTACAAGGCAAAGCACACGAAACACGAAAATTTACAAGGGACGAATTAAAAGAAATAATTAGCATTTATAAGGAAAAAATAAAGTTTTCCGAATCCGAAACAAATAAAATATGAAGCACAACAACGATTTTAGATTTGATTTACAAGTTGGACAAACATACGAAAACCAATTAGCTGAATTACTACAAAAAAAAATAGAAGTTAAACGGGATTTTAGGGCAATCGAAACGGGAAATATTTTTGTTGAATATCAAAGCCGAAACAAGCCAAGCGGATTAGCAACAAGCGAAGCGCATTATTGGGTTTATTGGTTGAGCGAAAAGCATTTTATTACAATAGAAAAAAACGAATTAAAGATACTTTGTAGAAAATATTTAGGAACAAAGCGCGATGTTTTAGGCGGGGACAACAACACCAGCAAAGGAATTTTATTACCAATAATAGATTTCTTAAAAATAAATTAAAAAAATAGTTGCATATTAATTAAATTGTTATATTTGCATATAATTACTAACCAATAAAACCAATAAAAATGAAACACTTATTTAAAAGTTTAGCGGAATTTCAACAAGAAGTTCCAACGATTCACAAAGCGACGCAAGGTTACGGCTACACTTACGCAGACCTTCCAAAAATCTTTGAAGTAATAAACCCCTTGTTAAAAAAGCACGGCTTAGGGTTTACACAATTGATTCACGGCACGGACTTAATAACAATTATTTTTCACGTTGAAAGCGGGGAAACGCTCGAAAGCAAAACGTCGATTCCGCAAAACGTACAATTAAAAGGAATGAATGATTTCCAAGTTTTTGGAAGTGCTTGTACCTACTTGAGAAGGTACTCTTTATCAAGTTGTTTGGGATTAGTTACCGACAAAGATACGGACGCAGGTGGCGAACAAGTTAAGAACGAACCAAAAAACGAAACTAAAAAGGTTGCTATTGACGATAAAAGACTTGCAAAGGCAATTAAGGCAATAAGCGACGGCGGTTACACAATGGACGAACTTACAAAGACTTTCGAATTAACGCCAGAACAATTAAAAACCCTTGAGTTATGAAAATCAGATGTAGTTCAATAGGCAAAATAATGACGAACCCCAAAACAAAAGGAGAAAAGTTAAGCCAAACCACTAAAACTTATTTACAAGAATTAGCAGTTGAAGAAGTTTACGGAATACGCAAAGAATTTAGTTCACGTTACACCGACAAAGGGAACGAAGTCGAAGAATTATCAATTGCTTTATGCAATGATGTTTTAAATTTAGGATTCATTTACAAAAACGAAGAACACTTTTCAAACGATTGGATTTCTGGAACGCCCGACGTAAACACGGACGAAATTTTACTTGATGTAAAGAGTAGTTGGGACGCTACAACGTTTCCTTTTTTCGATACTGAATTAAAAAATAAAGACTATCTTTATCAATTGCAAGGCTACCTTTGGCTTACGAATAAAACGGAAGCGCTTTTATGCTATTGCTTAATTGACACGCCATTACAAATAGTCGAAGACGAAATAAGAAGGGAACATTGGAAGGCAAGTTTGATTGAAGAAAGTTTAGATTTAAGAGCCTTTGTGCAATCAAAACATACATTTGGACATATACCAAAAGAAAAGCGCTTAAAAACGTTTAAAATAGTAAAAGACGATGTTATTATTGAGAATATCAAAACACGAATAGAAGAATGCAGAGAATATTACGATAATTTACTAAACAACTTAAAATGATAACACTTTTAACAATACTTTTAACCCCAGCAATTGTTTGGGGTTGGGTTTGCACTATTGCACTAACTTATAATTACTTAAAAAAATGAAAGTAACGGGAAAAATCCACAACGTGGGAACGCTTAGAAAAGTAAGCGAAAAATTCAAAAGTAAAGACGTAGTATTATTAACGGACGAAAAGTTTCCGCAGTACATAACTATTCAATTTACACAAGACAAAACCGAGTTGATAACGCAAAATAACGTTGGCGAACAAGTCGAAGTAAGCATTAATTTACGAGGGCGTGAATGGAAAAGTCCACAAGGCGAAATAAAGTATTTCAACACGATTGAAGGTTGGCAAATTAACGCAGTTGAAGGTGCGGTTAAAGAAGTTGCATTGGATTGTTCGGACGATTTACCATTTTAATAAAGTTTACAAGAAAACGAAATAAATTTAGACCGATGTTAATAGACGATTATAATTTACGAGCTTGTTTAATTGAGGCACTAAAAACACGAACACGAAACCAAGTTGTAAAAGAAATAAAAGGTAGAGGGGAAAAATTCCATCAATACAATATAGACCGATTTTTACAAGGTAAAGACGTAAGTTTAGAAACCGCAAAGAAGTTAGACAAGTATATTTACCGATTGAAACTACAATAAGTTTACGCCCCTTTAATTAGGGGTTTTTTATTTAACAAAAGTTTGTTGATAAGATTTTTTGTTACTTGTTGAAAAAATAAACATATATTTGATTAATATTTAAGCAAAGTGAAATTGGAATGGATTAATAAAGTAGTAAAGCACCACAAAGAATGGGTTAAGATAGTTAACTCATTTGGCGAATATTTCTTTGCTGAAGACATAGTGCAAGAAACGTATTTAATGCTTTTGAAATGGAGCAACGAAGAAAAATTATTTACAAACGGAAACTTAAATAAATCTTATGTTTGGTTTGCGCTCAAGAATACTTTTTTACAACACGTTAATAAAGCAAACAAAATGCAAAAAGTAGATTTGGATTCAATAGCGATGTTAGCAGAAGAAACGCCAAACGTAGAAAAACACGAATCATTCAATTGTATATTGAACCAAGTTGAAAACATAGTAGACGATTGGCACTGGTACGACCAAATGTTATTTAACTTATACAAAGATTCCGATATGTCAATGAGAGAAATAAGCAAGGAAACAAATATATCGGTTACGTCTATTTTCCACACGCTCAAATATTGTAAAACACGAATCAAAGAAAACATAGAAGAGAATTACCAAGATTATAAAAACAAAGATTACGAACTTATAAAATAGAAATTATGGCAAAGAAAAAACTAACACAAATTGACATTGAAGAAAATACAATTATCGAACCTACTGGATTAGGAGACACAATCGAAATTGTTTTAGAAAAAACGGGAATAGCAAAAGTAGCCAAATGGTTATTAGGCGAAGATTGCGGTTGCGAAGAACGAAAGGAAAAATTAAATAAACTATTCCCTTACTTAAAACCAAAATGTTTGACCCAGGCGGAATACAAATATTTAACAACAACCAAAGTTTTAGCAAAGAACGTTTTAATTCCAAGCGAACAAAGGGAACTACTTAAAATTTACAACCGTGTCTTTTCACAAAGAAGGCAACCGACAAGTTGCGGAAGTTGTTTACGAGAAGTAGTAAACGGATTAAGCAAAGTTGTAAACGAATACAAAGACGAAAATGAGACTAAGTAACGCAATGGCTTACTTAAATAAAAAGGTTGTAACCGAAGAATGGATAAAAACAAATATGCACCATTTAGAAATTACAAAAGAATTAAAAAAGTTAAAAAGAAAAATGCAATCTGAAAGTAAAACAATCGAGAAATAAACGTGAAAAATGGCTAACGAAGAAAATTTAAAACCTTTTGGTAAAAACAATAATGCTAATCCAAACGGAAGACCAAAAGGTTCAAAGAACCGCAGTACGATAGCACGACAATATTTAGATTTAATTACTAAACATAAGAACGTTCTAACGGGCGAAATAGAATCATTAAGTCAAGAAGAAATGATTACGTTAGCGATGTTAAACAAAGCAAGTAAAGGAGACGTAAACGCATACAAAGCAATAATGGATAGCGCATTTGGAGCGCCTAAACAAACAACCGACACAAACCTAAACGTCTCAGACTTTGACGTAAAAGACTTATTTAAAATTGATAGTATTAAACCCGAAGTTTAATTATTTAGGTAGTGACTCTCGTTACTTTATTGTAACGGGTGGTCGGGGTTCGTCGAAGTCGTATAGCGTTACCACGTTCTTATTATTGCTTACAAAGGAAAGCGGACACGTTGTTTTGTTTACTCGTTACACTTTAGTTAGTGCGGGTATATCAATCATTCCCGAATTCATAGAAAAAATAGAGCTGATGGATATGCAAGAAAATTTTCTTGTAACAAAAGACGAAATAATAAATTTGCAAACGGGTAGCAAAATAATCTTTAAAGGAATTAAAACAAGTTCTGGAACTCAAACGGCAAACCTTAAATCTTTGCAAGGTGTTACGACTTGGGTACTTGACGAAGCTGAAGAACTAACGGACGAAGACACCTTTGATAAAATAGATTTATCAATTAGGCATAAGACAAAACAAAACCGAGTTATACTTATTCTCAACCCCACGACAAAGGAACATTTTATTTACGACAAGTTTTTTGAAAGCAAAGGAATAGAACAAGGGGCAACGCTAATAAAAAACGATACCACTTACATACATACGACTTACTTAGACAACCTTGAGAATTTATCGGAATCATTTTTAAACCAAGTCGAACATATAAAAACACGAAGACCCGAAAAATACAAGCACACAATTTTAGGGGGTTGGTTGGACAAAGCCGAAGGTGTAATATTTACCAATTGGAAAATCGGACAATTTAGAGAAATAGGAACAAATGTTTACGGACAAGATTACGGATTCAGCGCAGACCCTACGACTTTAGTAAAAACAAACATAGACAAAGCAAACAAAGTTATTTACGTCAAGTTACTATTTTATAAACAAGCATTAACGACAAGTCAAATTGCACGATTGAATTCAGACTTTGCGGAAAAGGATTTAATAGTTGGTGACAACTCAGAACCGAGACTTATAAGCGAACTAAACGCACTTGGTAATAATGTAGTTCCAACAATCAAAGGAGCGGATAGCGTAATTTATGGAATCAGTTTATTACAAGATTATGACTTGGTAATATCAGAAGATAGTATTGATTTGATTAAAGAACTAAACAACTATTCGTGGTTGGAAAAAAAGTCAAAAACACCACAAGATGCGCATAACCACGCCATTGATGCATTGCGTTATGCGGTATCTTACCAATTAGCCAACCCAACAAAAGGTTTATATTTTATAAGATGACAAACGATTTAAACGTAATGATTGCCGTTGTAGAAGAATACATTTACCAACGCAAAGGCGTAAGGGTTAAAATAAATATGAGCAATTCACGAAAGTTTGTATTACATTTTGAAATGCTTTTATACGCTTATGAAATAGCGGTTGCATATAACAATAAACGAAAAACTTAATTATATAAATATGAAATTAGAATTAACCATACCAACAGACTTAAACGAAATTACCTTAGGACAATACCAAAAGTTTATTAAGGTAAAAGAAACAACAACCGACAACGAAATGTTAGCGGAAAAAATGATTCAAATCTTTTGCGATATAGAATTAAAAGAAATTATAAACATTAAATATACCGAAGTTCAAAAGTTAGTTGCTCACTTTAATAAATTGTTTTCAGATACACCGAAGTTTACACCGACATTTAAAATTAAAGATATGGAGTTCGGATTTATTCCCGACCTGCAAAATATAAGTTTTGGCGAATATGTAGACCTTGAGGAAAATTTAAAAAGTTGGGACACTTACCATAAAGCAATGGCGGTAATGTACCGACCAATAAAGTTAAAACGAAAAGACGGACACGAAATTATTAACTATACTGGGACTGCTGAATTTTCAGATTTAATGAAGTTCGCACCGCTCGGAGTTGTGTTAAGTTCGTCGGTTTTTTTTTGGAATTTAGGAAGCGAATTATTACAAAGTACGATAGCTTATTTAGAACAAGAGATAGCGAAGAACCCGAAGGCATTGGAGACTTTAGCGAAGCAACACAATTTTCAAAACAATGGGGTTGGTATCAATCAATTTATGCACTCGCTAAAGGCGATGTCACAAAATTTGACGAAGTTACCGCAATGGGACTACTTAAATGTTTGACCTACTTAACTTTTGAGAAACAAAAAAACGAAATAGAACAACGACAACTTAACAAGTATTTAAAATGATAGGATTTTACACGGCAATAGACAAACTAAAAGCGCACTTTGACGCAGACGCTTTAGTTAACTCAGTAAGCGAAGGAGACATTTTCCAAGTTGATTTAGCTAAACAAACTATTTTCCCACTTGTTCACATTATGGTTAATTCGTGTACGTTTGAAGTAAACGTGTTGCGCTTTAACATTTCTTTAATTGCAATGGATTTAGTAGATATATCGAAGAACGAAAACACGAATGTATATTTAGGCAACGATAATACACAAGACGCTTTAAACTCAACGTTAGCTATCTTAAACCGAGCTTACGATATTATGTTACACGGAAGTTTAGCATACGACCTTTTCCAAATAGACGGAAACCCAACTTGCGAACCTTTTACGGAACGATTCGAAAACTTGTTAAGCGGTTGGACGATGACGTTCGATGTTTTAGTACCAAACGAAATGACGATTTGTTAAAATGGAAAAAGCCGAACAACAAATAATTCTTGAGCAATTTCGGGACTACGTTATACAACAAGCACGAAGCAATTTAAGCAAGTTAAAAAAGAACCACACCCGCAAATTATACGAATCTATTAAAGGCGAAATACAAGTAATGCCAAATTCTTTGCGCTTGTATTTTGATATGGAAGAATACGGATTTTATCAAGACCAAGGGGTTATGGGTGCGGGTGGCGTAAGGTCAACAACAAGCAAGTTTAAAAAGACGAACAACAAGGGCAAAATGTGGAAACAAAAAGGTAAAGGCAGTCCTTTTAGTTTTAAGATAGGAAACAAACCAAGCGTTAAGCATTTTGAACAATGGGCAAACTCAAAGGGGTTAAGTCCGTTCGCAGTTCGTGAAAGTGTTTTTAGACAAGGTATATCAAGGAGTTTATTTTTTACCACGCCTTTCGAAAAAGCATTTAAGAATTTACCCGACGAAATGATTGAAGCGTATGGCTTAGAAGCCGAAGAAACATTTGATACAATAATGAAAGAAAATTTTAAAAACATATAACAATGGCGTTACCTAATCAAGACCACATTTTCGTTCGCAGTCCTTTTATAATCGAAGTTGACGATGCAACGCAAACGGGTTCAAAAGTCGAAATATTTATTTACAAGGCAAACGCCTTACCACCCGCAACACCAACTTACACGTTAAGCAAATTAATACCCGCTTCAAACAACACGGTTACGCTTTATAATCTAAGTCCCTACATTCGGGAAAACATAACGCACCCAACAAGTCCCGACAACGCAAACACGAACTTACAATTAACGCCTTACGAAGAATACACTTTAGTTGATATTTATACTTACAATTTAATTGGCGGTAATTATGTTGCGCAATTTAACGCAACTTACCGAGCGTTTGACGGATTCGGTTATTATGAAACGGGAATTAACCCCGACTATTCTTTTGGACAAGCGGTTGTTTTGTCCGAAGAAATGGATTACAACTATTATTACGACCCCGCTTACCCAACAACGGCTGAAAGTTTAGCGGGAACAATTACGGCTTACTTGCCTATTAATTTTATTGTTGAATACACGGGTTTACAAACGGGAACAATATTTACTTTTTCAGCGACGAGTTCAAGGGCGTTCGATTTTTTTAGAGTTCCGCCATCAATGATTTCGGAAGGTGCAAAAGTTAAATTTTCAACCGCTCCAACACCTTTTTCGTTTACTTTTTGGACTGGATATTTTAGACCCGTTACGGAATGTAAATATGAACCAATAGTTTTGGACTTTATAAATAAATACGGGGGTTGGCAACGGGAAACATTTTTTAAGGCAAGTTTTGAAAATTTAGAAGTTCAAAGCACCCCTTATAATTTTATGATGACAATCGACGCTTTGACTTACGACGTTAAGCAAGGACAAAAACAAATTTTTAACAACAACGGAAATATAAAATACAAAGTGAATTCGGGTTGGGTAGATGAAACTTTTAACGAAAACTTGCAACAACTTTTACTTAGTGAGCGGGTTTTATGGACGAAGGGAAACACGAAACTACCAATAAGAATAAACACGAAAAGCGTTAACAAGGAAAAAAACATAAACAACAAAAAGATAAATTATTCTTTAGATTTTGAAATGGCGTTTGATGTAATAAACAATGTAATTTAATGAAAAGGGAAGTAAGGGTTTTTATCGAAGGGCAACAAATAGATTTATTCAACGACGAAACTATTGAAGTAAATTCGAGCGTTCAAAACATAGCGGATATTTCTAAAACAAGCACGGACTTTTCCCAAGCGTTTACGATTCCAGCGACAACACGAAACAACGCAATCTTTCAGCACTTTTACCAATCGGACGTAGACGGCACTTATAACTTTCAAGAACGAAAAGACGGATATATTGAAATTGATATGACTACGTTTAGACGTGGACGGATTCAGTTAGAAAAGTCAAACGTAAAGAACGGACAAGTTGAAAATTACACGATTACTTTTTACGGGCAATTAACGAGTTTAAAAGATTTATTTGGCGAAGACAAGTTAAGCGACTTGGACTATTCAAGCGTTGACCAAGCCGTAAATTTACCAACGATTCAATTCTTTATTGAAGGTCTTTTAGGATTTACGGACATAGCTTACCCGTTAATTAGTTCTGGAGAATTTTGGAAATATAACGCAACCCCCGCAAGTGGTACGCCCCCGTCTTGGTTTAATTTAGGAACGGCAAGTGAAATAGACACTTTATTAGGAGCAATAGATATAAGCGAACTATTTCCCGCATTAAGGTTGAGTAGAATAATGCAGTTAATAGAGTTGCGTTATGGAATAACTTTTAGTAGTAATTTCTTTTTAACGGACAATTTTAAAAACGCTTACTTGTGGTATAAAAACCGAGACCGCTTCGAAATAATGTCAACGCCTACAACTTTAAACATAACCAACTTTGTAAGTCAAACGGGAACTTTTCCAAACGGGGTTGCAATGTCAACTTTTGTTAGTAACGTAAACAATACAATAAGCATTCAAGCAACAAGTAATGCGGGTTCGGTTGGAGCTTCGCACTCGGTAAAATTAGCTTTAATAACACCTACAATAGTACCTTTTTATGTTGATGTTTATTTGAATGGAAATTTAGTACAATCAGTTTTAGGCGATGGAACGGGGGCAAGTTTTGACGTTGTAAATGTACCAGATACTTTAGGGTTAAACAACACTTACTTTTTCCAAGCAAGGTCAACGGGAATAGTAATTTTAGATTTTACTTTATTATATTTTTACTATTATTCAATATCGGGGTTACCTTTTGCTTTTGCAAATTTTAACGTTGCACCTTTGCCATTATTCCCAACGACATCTTTACAAAGAAACGCACCCGATATAAAAGTTTCGGATTTCTTTTCGGGGTTACTCAAAGAATTTAATTTAACGTGTACGGGAACAAATACACCAAACGAATTTTTAGTTGAGACTTTAAATTATTGGTACGCTTCGGGAAATGTTTTCGACATAACAACTTTTACGGATTCGACAAGCATAGATATTGAAAGAGTAAAACTTTACAAAAAGATTTCTTTTAGGTATCAACCGAGCGAATCAATTACGAATAAATATTATTTACAAATTGGTTTAAAAGAATACGGAAACACGGAGCAACCTTACCCTTACGACGGAGGCGAATTAAATATAGATGTTCCTTTTGAAAACTTAATGTTTAGTAAGTACACGGGGACAAACGTACAAGTTGGATTTTCAATTAATAGCGCTTTATCGCCTTATATTCCGAAGCCTTGCATTTTATATTATGGACAAGACGTAGTTGCAACAAATCCAATTTATATAAAAGATTCAACGGGAACGGCAGTTTGTAATTCAGTTCAAATATTTGGACAAGATACAAACGTTGGCGGTATAGATTACTCGTTAAACTTTTCGCCAGAAACATCAACTTACTTAGGTATACCGATTCAACAAAGTTTGTTTGCAACTTATTACTTTGATTATTTAGCAAATTTGTATGACCCTAAGAACCGATTAACAAACGTTAAGGCGGTATTACCTATTTCAATTTTAACGTCGTTACAATTAAACGATAGGCTTATTATAAGGGACAAGCGTTACATTATAAACGACTTTAAAACGAATCTAACAACGGGCGAAACAATATTTAATTTATTAAATGATTTTATTCCAATATTACCCGAACCACAAGAAGGCGGAATAATAACGGAAGACAATATACAAATGCAAACTGAAGATAGTATTAACTTAATTATAGAATAAAATGGCAATCAAGTTTAGTGAAATGATAGAAAAAACAACCGCTTTAGATTATGAAGATTTAGCGTGTGTTTCCGAGTTTGACGCAATGAGTGAAACTTATAGAACAAAGAAAATAAAAGGGTATTTAATTCGAGACGGAGTTTTTAACGGAAACGTTACGGGTTCGTTCTACGATACGCAAACGCAAACGACTTTAGCGAATACGCCAACGCCTATGCGATTGCGAAATAATGTTTTAGCAAATGATTGTTCAATCGTAGATTTTACCAAAATAACAACTAATCAAACGGGAGTATTTAACGTTCAGTTTTCCGCTCAACTTTATAGAACGTCGGGTGGAATAGAAGCGAGCGTTGACATTTGGTTTTCGTTGAACGGGGTTAATATAGACAACTCAAACACAAGAATAACAATTGCGAATAATTCGCATTATATGGTGGCTTCTTGGAATTTTGTTTTAGCTATGAGCGAAAACGATTACATAGAAATTATGTGGATGCCGTCCGTTGAAACAATACAATTACAAACGGAATCGGAACAAGCGTTACACCCCGCAACGCCTTCGGTAATTGCAACCTTTAATCGAATCGGGTAATGATAGCACTAATAATTCAACTTTTGGAATCGTCCGAACATTACGGGCAAACCGAAAATATAGAAATAGCAAAAGGAAAATACAATTTAGCCATAACAATAAAACAAGGTTGGAAAAAAGCAAAGCGACAAATAATTTATAATTATAAAAAATAATGGCTGAAAAAAGAACAATTGAACTTGAGGTTAAAGAAAGTGGTTTCGACCAAGTAACCGAAAAAACGAAAACCCTTAAACAACAATTAAGGGAAATGAAGGAGCAACTTGGAACAATGGACGAAGGTTCGGAAGGTTTCAAGGAGTTAGTAGCCGAAGCGGGTAAGTTACAAGATAAAATCGGAGACTTAAACCAACAAGTTAAAAACTTTGCGTCCGACACGGGAAAAGTAGATATTGCTTTAGGCGGACTTAGTGCGGTTACGGGTGGATTCGAAGCGGTACAAGGTGCAATGGCTTTGGCGGGTTCTGAAAATGAAAACTTACAAAAAGCAATGTTGAAAGTTCAAGGCGCAATGGCTTTGGCAAATGGAGTTCAACAAGTACAAAATGCGTTACAAAAGGAAAGCGCATTTATGAAAGGGGTTGATGCCGTAAAAACAACGGCGTTAAGCGTAGCAACGGGAGTATATACCGCAGTTGTTGGAACGTCAACGGGTGCAATGAAGTTGTTTAGACTTGCAATGATTGGAACTGGAATAGGCGCTTTAGTTGTTGGCGTTGGTTTATTAATTGCAAATTTTGAAATGTTAATGACGCCAATAAGTGGCGCAATACAATTGTTAAAAGATTTTGGCGATTGGATTGGATTAACAAGTTTTGCCGAAGACGAAGCCAACTCAAAATCAAAGGCAATTGCCGAAGCAAAAACAAAAGCGTTAGACGACCAAATTATTGCATTTGACAAGGCAAACGCAAAAAAATTAAAATCATATACAAAAGAAGACGATGCTATTGGAAGGCAAATTGCTTTATTAAAAGCACAAGGAAAAGACACCTATGAATTAGAACGAACAAGAATAAAAGGCGCTATTTCTTATCAACAAGGATTAATTAGAACCACATATTTACAATATCAATCAGTAAAGGCAACACAAGCACAACAAAAAGCAGATTTAGAATGGCAAATTCAATTTGCTAAATCTCTAAAAGATGACGCTTTAAATCGAAACACAATAAACATATTAAAAGAAGACTTAGCAAAATTAACCGAAAAAGAAACAAAAATACTTAACGAAAATCAAACCGCACAAAAATCATTGTTAGATTCCCAAAATGATTTAGCAATTTTAGAAGCGGAACACGCAAAAGATTCGAGAGACCGAGCAAAACAAAAATTAGACGATGCGAAAAAAGAAGTTAAAGAAGTTAAAAATATTTCAAGGGAAATAGAAGACGCAAAATTAAAATCTTTAGCAGACGGACAAGAAAAAGAACTTGAGTTAATTAGAGTTCAATACGAGCGTAAAAAAACAGATTTAGAAAAGCAAGTTAAAGAAGGAAGTGTAAAAAAGAAACAAGCCGACGAATTAATTGCACAAGATGTTATTCAACAAGGCATAGACGAACAAAAAATCCGTGACAAATATACTCAAGAACGAATTAAAAAAGAGGACGAAGATTGGTTAAAACAACAAGAAATTGATTTAAGTAAACAAGACTATGAAAAATTAGTTTTAATGCAAAAATTCGATGCTGAAAGTTTACTTGCAACGGATATTGAAAAACTAACTACGGAACACCAAGAAGCATTAAAAGCAATTGACGCAAAATATTTAGCCGAAGAAGAAGCGATTAAAGAAGCTCAACGACAAAAAGAAATTGAAGCGATAAAAAATTACAATTTAATTGTTTTAAGCGAAGAAGAATTAGCACGTCAAGCAATAGACCAAAAAGCGGTTTTAGATTTAGAAAAGTTAACAAGCGATTATGATTTAAAATTATTAACTCAAGAACAATATGAAACGGCTAAAATAGCATTAACCGAAAAAACGAATAAAGAAATTGCAAAGTTAGACGAAGACGCAAAAAATAAAAAACAAGAATTATTAAACAAACAATTAGACGCAGTTAAAGGCGGTTTAACATCTATTGCAAACATAGCAGAACTATTTGCGGGTAAAAGTAAAGCAAGTCAAAAAAGGGCGTTTAACGTTCAAAAGGCTTCTAATATAGCAACTGCGACAATTGATACTTATATGAGCGCTCAAAGTGCTTATAAGTCAACTATTGGAGTTCCCGTTGTCGGACCAGTATTAGCGCCTTTAGCGGCGGCGGGAGCGATTGCGGCGGGTTTAATAAATATCAAGAAAATAAAAGAATCACAATTTGAAGGAGGAGCAGAACCAAGCGCAAGTAGTGGCGGTGGTGGTGGTGGTGGTGTTGGCGGTGCGGTACAAGCACCACAATTTAACGTTGTAGGTAATAACGGAATGAATCAATTAGCACAACTGCAACAAAAACCCGTACAAGCCTACGTTGTTAGTTCCGAAATGACAAGCGCACAAGCGTTGGAGCGTAACCGAATAAATAATGCAACAATTTAGAAAAACTTTAATTATATATTTATGCGAATAGTTGAACTAATTATAGACGAAAAAGACGAGCAAAGCGGGATTGACGCAATAAGCGTGGTAATGTCACCCGCCATAGAGGAAAATTTTATTCATTTGTCAAAACACGAAATACTTTTAAAAGAAGTTGACGCAGAAAAGCGTATTTTAATGGGACCAGCTTTAGTTCCCGACAAACAAATTTACCGCAAAAACGACAAAACAAAAGACGAATATTATATTTATTTTTCAAAGGCAACTATACGAAAAGCAAGTGAGTTGTTTTTAATGAACGCAAACCAAAATAATTCAACGTTAGAACATAGCCAAAAGTTAAAAGGAATGTCAGTGGTCGAAAGTTGGATTATTGAAGGTCAAAACGACAAAAGCAAAAATTACGGGTTTGATTTACCAAAAGGAACTTGGATGATTTCGATGAAAGTAAACAACGACGAAATTTGGAACAAAGTTAAATTAGGCGAAGTAAAAGGATTTTCTATTGAAGGTTATTTTGCGGACAGATACGAAATGAATTCAAAAAATATAGATATGAAAGAAAAAGCAATGGTTGAAAAAATCAAAGAACTAATTATTAAAAGTGAATTAAAAAGCAATAAAGTAGATTTAAGTTTAATTGACGATTTAAAAAAAGGAATAGCAGAAGGCAAAAAACAAGAAGCTAATTTATATAGTGATTTTAAATCTAGTTTAAATGCAGTTATTATTAAAGCAAGAGAAATAGAAGTAAAATATAATGTTTTATTAAGTAATATTAACGAGCCGTTATTTCAATCAGAAAAACAAGCTAAAGAATTAGGATTAGATTTTAAAGGAACTGATTTTTACAAACAAGCTCAATCAGTAATGCAAGCTATTGAAGGTAGAAAAGATGTAATTGACAAAATACTA